TGGATCTCATCCCAAATTTACAATTCCTGAAAGGACTTTTCAGGTAGGTTTATTTTTTGGAAACGTCCCTATACGAGCTCCCTTGAAATGTGCTTTCACACTGCAGTGTGTCATCAACAAGCGCTTGTTAGCTGAAGTTAACTTTGGGCTTGCTGGTGAAGGACCCTGGGAATTTTTCAATCCAAGTTTTAAATTACCACAATTTGTTCTAGGCAAAGAAGCATTCGATGCGTGGTTGACCAACCAAGAACCACGCAAACGACGTAGAGCAGAAATGTCTAGAGAATTGGCCAAAAATGGAGCTCTGAAAAAATATGACAAAATAGTGATTGATAGCATGGCCAAACTTGATGAAAAATTCGTAGGACCTTGGGCAGGTAGAGAAATCCGTAACGTGCCTAGTTCAGTCAGTTTTCAAACTTGTCCTTATACAGCAGAGGCTATGAAGCGACTCAAAGCCCACTTGCAACACAATTTTGTAGATATTCTAGGAATTATGTGCTTGTGGGAAGTTGCATCTGGTTACTCTGCCCAAGATATTGTAAAATGGAAAATTAGACCGAACACATGCAGGTTTAGGATAATCACTCAAGGAGATGATTCATTGGTAGAAGTAGACCAATTTCCCAATAAGAATATCATCGTTGAAGGTGATTTTTCTTCTTTTGATCTAACTCAGAGAGAAGGCCCTGTAAAATTTGGCTATCGTATGCTTTTAGCTATAGGTATACCACAAGATATAGCCGAATTAATCGATAAAGTTAATAATAGTACCATTAAAGTTACGAACTATGATAAAGAAAACCCACGCAGGATGTTTGTTAAAAAAGAAGGGGGTTGTAGACATAGTGGTAACGCGGACACTTCTTTGGCTAATAGTTGTGTTTCTGCATATGCTCTTGTGTATGCTTTAATTGGTCCAAATGGTATAAATAAAACTGCAATCGAGCAGCGGTGTAACGCTTTAGGTTTAGATATTAAGGTGAAAATTCACGATAATTGGCGTTCTGCCAGCTTTCTTAAAGGTCATTTTTGGAAAAGCGTGGAAGGCGATGATATTTTTGGCCCGGCACCTGGCCGTATTCTCAAGTTAGGTTCTTCTTTGACGCCCTTTTGTGATATAGTGCATCCTTCAAGATTGGCAAATATTGAAGATAAAGATCAAAGGAAACGTATTGCTTTAGCCGAGTTTTTAAATGCTCAAGCGGCTAATTTGAGAACTATGGCCCCTGTGCCGATTTTGAGAGCTTATGTGAAACGGTTTTATATGAATTCCTCTGTACAAAGTGCATATCTCCCTGGTTACAATGAGACAGTCTTTAGATCTGACTGTGAGTTCCCTGATCTAGATGAAGAAGCAGCAATTGAACAATGCTTGATTCTTTATCCTGGATTCCAAGGAGCTGAAGAGATCTACGATTTAGAAAAAGCTTTATTAGATTCCGAGTTGTTTAGTGTGCTGCCTGGTAATTGGCAAGCTTTGCTAGCTGCCTACCTATGAACGACTAGTGGTGCAAGTCATATGGTAGCAGACTTGCACCAATCGAATACAATGAATGCTACTAAATCGCGCTCCGAGAACCAAGAACAAACTATAAGAATCTTGAAAGAGAAAATTGCTAAGAATCCAAATAGTCCCAAAATCCAAAAATGGAAGAAATTATTAGAAAACACAGAAAGAGATAGGAAAATGGAACAAGTTACCAAAAAGAAGACTTCTTCTCGTAGTTATTTAACTAAAGAAGCTCGTGCTATACATGATAATGTCTTAGATGCAGAAGTTGCACAAATACGTAAAGAGTATTTACATACTGTTTTGTATCCTGATAATTATGCGTATAGGATGCCTGACGAACTTACACAACCTACTATGTTGTATAAAAGTATTCGGGAGTTTAATTTGTTAGCAAATATGGATG